CACGGCGTCGATAATTGCCAGGCCGGTGGCCCCGGACGTCGCGCCGGTTACCGTGTCGCCCTCGCTGATGGTGGCGGTGCCGGCGTCGAAGTTAAGCGCCCAGTACGAGGCGGTGGAGGGTTTCTGCTGGCCGTCGAATCGCTCGTAGCCGTCCGTGCGCGAGTAGCCGCGCGGATGGGCTTCGTAGTTCTCACAGGCAATGAGAGAGCCGGGGTCTTTCTCGATCGCCGGGGTGATCAGATCAAGGCCGCCTCGGGCGGGGAAGAACTTGGTTTCCTGGGCCATGGCGTCACGCCAGGGTTGACGACGGGGATATCGAGATTTGCGGCAATTGGTCTCTCTCCAAGTCCTCCTTGATCGACGTGTACTCTGCCTCGAAATCCACTTTGCCCTCCGCGTTCTCGTCACGGCGGGCCAGCTTCATCAACGCCTTCCAGACGATTGCGTCATGGAATCGCTCCGGCATGTTGGGGATATCGCCGTCGGCCGCGAGGGTCTGACGGCCCTCGTAGTATTCTCCGCTGATGGTGTAGACAGCATCCGGGATTGGCCCCAGGCAGAATTGACCATCTGGAGAGATGGCGTATTCGACGGGCCGGTCTTCGGTCTGCGTCCCGCGTCCATAGCGCTCGCGCCATGTCGCCCAAGTGATGTTGGCAAGCTCGCCCTCGTCCGAGACGCCGGTCGCCGTCAGGTAGATCGTCACCACCTTGGGCTCGACCACCCAGCGCGAGAAGCTGGTCAGACTCCAGGCCGTGGCCGCGTACTTCGCCGTGCTGGCGATAGTGACGTCTGAGAACTCTTTACGCATCCACAGCCAGTTGGGCCGGTCGCTCTGGATGTCATGCCAAGCATCGATCACCCAGTTGACCACCTCCAGCAGCCGGCCGACCTGACTGGTCACTGCCGCCGGCTGCACGCCAGAGATGGTCCCGCTCTCGCGGGCCACCTTCTGGCATATCTCAAGGAAGGTCGACATCGATCAGGCGGCGGCCTCTTGCTCGCGCACCCACTCGTCGCCTTCCGGGTTCTCGAAGTCGAGATCGGGCCGGGACGGCGCACAGCCACGAGCGTACTGCGCCAGATGCTCCTGAAGGTGCCAGGGCTTCATCTCATCCTCCGTCGGCAGCTTGACCAACGAGAAGGGGTACGCCGGCACGTCGCGCCCATGCACTTCGTAGGGCTCTTCCGTCTCCTGTTCGTAGACGGTGGTGATCGACGCCTTCAAGGCGAGGTAGTAGCGGTAGGGCACGTCGATGTCCTCGCCGCGCGGCAGCAACATGGCGTTGTTGTTGACGCTGACGAAAACCGGCCGCTGGCCGCCAGGGCCTTCCGCCTCGTTGATGAACAGCCGCACCTTGGGATCGCCCTTGGACGAGCCACCGACCAGCCGGCGAATGCTCGCGTCGACCGTGACCTGATCGTCGTCGTTGATGCCGGTCTTCACTTCATCGACGGTCGTGCCTTCGACCTCATCATCGCCGTAGAGAAGGATGAAGTCGGGCTTCCATGCCTGACGAATGCCGGCGCTGATTTTAGGCAGGCCGGTGGAGTGGTGGAAATCCATGCCGAGGCTTTCCTTGGCGAACTTGACCAATTGGTCCCTGGTGGCGTCTTCGATCGGAATCTGTCGTTGTGTCACTTTAGGTCTCCTGCGCTGTGTTCCTCCCTATGCCGGTAGAGGGGCCCGCCGAAGCGGGCCCCGTGACTGCTACTCGGATCAGGCGTCGCTGGACGGCCGTGCGTGCGAGAAGTAGATGTAATCGATGTGCACGTCGGTCGCGACGTCCGCGTCGTCGGCACTGTTGCCGCCGATGAACGGGATCAGCAGCGACGTAGTGGCCACCGCTGTCGTCTCGGTTTTGACCAGCGTGCCGTCGATGTAGAACCGGGCATCGCCGGTTGCATCCACCTCGATCCGCAAGACCTGATAGGTATCCGCCGTCGGCCCGGCAGTGTGGGCATCTTCGGCGCCCGAATTGCCGATCGTGCCACCGTTCTCGTGGCAGAATTGCCACTTGTCGGTGGCGGTCGCGTCGGTCGAGAAGCCGAAGCAGACGGCGTTGGTCAGGGTCAGACCGCCATCGGCGACCGTGCCGCTGTTGATGGTATACAGCGACCGCTCGGTGGATTCGGCCAAGGTATCGGACAGGCCGAAGTTCCAACTGGTGCCGGTAAGCTGATCGAAGCTGACGCGACACTCGAACACGGTCATGCCCAAACTGACCAGCGCGCCTTGCGCCAGCAGTATCCGGCTCAGCACCGTGCCGTCGTTGGTCGACCCGGCGCCGCCGCTGCCCATGAGGATTTGACCCTCGGGCACTCCGGCAACGATAGCCGCAGCCGTGGCATCACCGTCGGAGCCGGCGAACGCGATCCACAGGCCGTCGCCAGCACCAGTGGTCTGGATGGCTTCCATGGTGAAGTCATCGAAGATTTCGATCCGCTCGCGGCCAGAGTCGATATGGCCGGGGGTGCGGAAGAAATACTGTTCGCTGGAATCCAGTACGACCGCCTTGGACGCGACCGCAAAACCGGCCGTCGCACCATCGAGGAAGGTCAGTTCCGCGAGGCTGATGTCGGGATCGCCCAGCGCCACCCAGTCGGTGTTGGCCGCGCCCTTCGCGCGCCACCAAGTACCGTTGGTGGAATCCAGACAGAATTGCCCTTTGCGATCGGGTGTCACGTTGCTGACGGGGGTGCCGGCGTATTCGCGGAAGCCGCCGCCTTGCTCGGTGACGGCGGTCAAGACGTCGCCGAGGGCCTTGCGGTCGCCACGTCGGGCGGCCGAGGCCGATTGATTCATCGTGTCTCTGTTCATGAAACTCATGGTCTCTCTCCGTGTCCTGTCTTTCTTGAGGAGGTTTCCGGCCTGTTGGCCTGACCGTTTTTGTTGGCCGATGGGGCCCGCCGAAGCGGGCCCCTACAGCAATCACCACACAGCGTCGGCCTGGGTGTTGCCAGCGACCTTGACGTCGCTGTCTTCGCCCGGACCATGGCGGAAGGCTCTGAAGTAGAGGAGCTTTCCGTCCTCGCTGATCGTGGACCCGACGGTGAAGCCCGGCGAATAGTCGACGGTGCCCGCATACGCGAGGCAGCCGGCGTTGCCGGTGACACCCGCCACTTCGGTGTCGATGTCGACGCCAAACTCGACGTCCACCACCACGGTGGCAATATTGTCCTGGGTGCCGGAACCCGCTTGGTTCACGTTCTCGGATTGGATGGTGCCGTTGATGTCATCCACGTCGCAGATGAACCAACCAGCAGCATCGCCACCGGCCCATGTACCGCTGTCGAGGATCACTTGGCGGATTTTTGCCGTCGCCCCGGAGGTGGCACCCGTGAGGGTGTCGCCCTTCTTGACTTCGCCAACGCCGCCAGAGGTGAACACGATCACCTTGTCGATGAAACAGGTGTGAATCGTGTCGCCATCGGTGGCGTTCCAGATTTCCACCATGTTCGGAACCCAGCCCAGCGACACGTTGAGAGCCGAGCCGGTCCCGTGGATGTAACCACTCTTGCTATACATGTTACGTCCTTATGTTGAGACGGGGGGGTGAGAGCTACCCCCCGCCCTGGTCAGATAACCGCGCCCACGACCTACAGGTCGGTGGCGGCACTCTCCAGGCGGTTGATCCAGTTCTGGTTCAGCACGACGCACGCATAGTACGTCTTCCACGACACGTAGCCGCGCTGTCCCAGTGGGTCGGCCGCGCTCGGGGTGTTCGGGTTGATCACCATGGGGGTGATAGCCCTCTTGCCCTTGAGCGGGATCAGCCCATAGGACTCCTGGCCGACGTAAAGGATCGGATACACGTCGGCCGACGTCCCGGACGTTGAGACCATGGTGGTGCCGGAGCCGGCCTTGGCGCCGCCGCCGTCCGCCCAAGCCGAAAGCTCGGGGCTGAGCACATAGCGGCAGTCCTCGACCGCGCCGATCTCCTCGGGGCACAGCGGGGCTCGGGAGCCGTACTGCGCGACCGGGATGAAGCCCGGCAAGGCGCGGATGTCCGCTTCCATGTCGGTGTGCGCCAGCGCCACGAACGAGGCCTCGATCGCTTGCGTGGCGTAGCTCGCGCTGGGGGCCAGAATGCGCGTGATCTTGCGAGCCTTCTGGGCCTTCAGCGAGCGAGTGATGCCGCGCTGCTTGTTGAGGGTGATCGGGGTATTGACGCTCGTGCGAGCGGTGCCGTTGGTGTAGCTGACGGACGTCCCGGCCTTGATGACGCCATACGTCACCATTTCCAGGGTTAGCGCCGCCTGCTCGCCGGCCAACATGGCCGCGTCCTTAAGCACCGGGTCTTCGGCCAAATCCTGCACGAAGTCGGTGATCTCGATCGGACGGCCATACTGCTTCAGGGTTGCCGTCACGTCCTCGTAAGCCATGCGCTGGGAGGTCGGCGTGACGCCTTCCGTCAGCGGCACGGTTGCGGCCGTGAAGGGAACCGGTCGCCGGAACTTGACCGTATCGGCCTTGTTGCGCGGCATTTCCTTCGGGGTGCCGAACTTCTGGAGAACCAGAACGGGCTCGGCGTGGCGCAGCATCACCGTGGCGGCCCAGGCGGCCGTCCGCTGATTGATGACGCCATACGTTGTGGTACCTGTCGACATAGCCAAATCCTCGGGCTATGCGATCTTAGGCGGCCCCCTTCTGGTCGTAATAGTCGAATGCAGCTTCAAAGTCGTCGGGTGGACCCGACGGTGCGCCCGGACCTCTGGTCGGGACGGCGGCATGGCTGTCAAGTCGAGCTTGGGCCGCTAGATCGCGTTTGCTGGGTTCGCCGCTGCCATTGCTGGGCGCGGCGGGCTCATTGGGCGGCACCGGGTCGGGCTCGGGCGCGCGGTCGGGTTCTGGAGCCGGTGCGGTGTAGTCGTCGGAGGTTTTGAAGCGGGTGAGCAAGTCAGTCACCTCTTCGCCATCGACCACTGTCTTCGCGTTCCTGCTAAACATCGCCCGCACATGCTCGGGCTGAGCGCCCAACCATTGTGGGAACGATTCCATATCCACGACCTCTTCCCAGTCCTCGTGGGTGCCTGAAAGGATATCAAGCTGTCTCTGGGTTGCGGCGTCGATTCGATCGGCATTGATCGTTGCATCGATCGTCTCGACCTTGCTCTCCAGGGCGCCGGTTTTGTTGGCCTGCCCTTCGAGGACAGGTTTCAACATCTCGGCAAGGCTTGGAAGCTCGTCTTCGAGGGCCTTCCAAGGCTCGCTCTCGAAAACTTCATCGAGAACGATGGTGCCATCATCTTCACCAGCGGCCGGAGCGGCTGGCTCAGGATTGGCGACTAGGGCTTCCAACTCGGCTATGCGGCGCGTGTCACGCGCGGCACGACCTTGGTCGGATCGCCATTTGTGGGCGAAGTCATCGGCGGCCTCGAAGGCCGCCTTTTGCTCGGTGGTGGCATTCGCCCAAATGTCCACCGGCTCCGGCGCAGGTTCCGGGTCGGGCTCGGGGGCCGGCTCCGGGTCGGGCTCTTCGCCAAGATCGGTTAGCTCATTGCTTGGAGGGGTTTCGTCCGCGAACGCATCGAACGCATCGGAAAATTCTTCGCTGACCTCGTTCGGGTCAACAACAGCCTGTGGTGCCTCAGCGGCCGGCTCTTCGGCGGCTGGGGTTTCGGTGGTTTCCGGCTGACCAGCGTTTTCTACCATCGTCTACCCGTGCTTTGGATCACTACCCACGCCGTAACCTGTGTCCTGGGTCGTGTCCGTCGGCTCTTTCCTCTCGGGCAGAGCCAACAACTGCTTCAGCGTCGCTATGGACCGGCGCAATCCGGCTGTCAACCTAACGTCCGTGCTTGCGTCCGCGTTTTCCTCTTCGAGAAGGCGCCGCTCCTCACTTAGTTTTTCCTCGGCCCACTGTTCGACCTCCCGCCATTCGCGTGACCTTTTGTCGATCTCCGTCATACCGAGCCACCGGTCTGCTTCTCGGGATGACGCCGGGCCTCGGCGATCTCCGCCGCCAGTTTTCGCTCGGCGCTTGCGACCGTCATGCGGACGGCCTCAAGCTTGGCGGCCAGTTGTTCGTCGCTCATGTTGCGCTTCTCGGCCAGAGTGATCATGGCCGTCTCTTGCTGCATCCCGGCGATCTGAATCTTGGTCTGCGACTCGACCGTGGAAATGTTTAGCTGGGCTTCCAGCTTCAGCATCTCGGGATCGGGATCGGGCGGCTTGCCGGCGTCTTCGCGCTCTTTCTGCTTGACCTCTTGGTCCGTCAGCACAAGCTCGTCCGCCGGCAGCATGTGAGCCTGCACCAGCTTGCGGTACATCGGCGCCACCTTGGTCAGCGGGCCCAGCGCCGCGTGATTGGTGAATTGCAGCGCCATGGTCATCAGGTTTTGCGCCTGAAGCTCGCGGACCAGCAGCACGGAAGAGCCGCGCGCGTCGACGTTCATGTCGCCCTTGATGTGCTCCTTCTTATTGAAGGCCATGTTCCAGTCGTAGGACCGGCGGATGTTGGGCACGGTCACGTCGTCGTCAAAGTTCTTCACCACGCGGCGGAAGACGACGTTGACGCTGTTCATCAACATCGACATGCCTTGCGCCGTCTGGCGCGGGCTGGAACCGATCTCGCCTTGGGCGATGTCGGGCATGTTCACTTCGTCGTTGGCGAAGTTCTTGGCCATCTCGATGATGTTGGCCAATTCCTGCTGTCGGCTGTCGATGTGGAAGGCATCGAAGGCTGTGACCGGGTATGGCAGGTTCTTGTGCTGGCGCCACAGCTTGCGCGGCTCCAGTTCCCAGACGCCGTTGACCGGCTCCAGTATCTCGGTATTGATCACGACCTGGGGGCCGACGGACAGGCCGGCATTGTCCATGCTCATGCGCCACGCGGCATTCATGGCCGCCTGACTGTCGCGCATCAGATACGGGATGCCGAAACCGAAAATGTTGGTGTCGTCTTGCTCGAAGCAGAACACGCTATAGGGCGGGTCGCCGGTCTCCAGCAGCGGCAGGCCGAACTTCAGAAGATGCCCTTCGCAAAACCAGACGACGCACTCGTGCTCTTCCAGGGGGTCGGCGCTCGCCAGTTGGTTCAACAGCGTGGTCTTGATCGCACCGTCGGGCAGAAATTCAGCGACCGCCCTCGCCTCCTCCGCCTCGATCGGACCGTGGTATTCCCAGACGTGATATTTTTCGCCGATGCTGGCCTGATCGGTGCCGGCGACGTCGCGCAATTTCGCCATGTAGTCCGGGGTCTGCTCGCGCGGGCTGCCGATCACTATCTGGCGGATCGCGTCGGCGTCAAACCCCCGCTTGCGCGCGAGCCGCTTCATCTCCTTCTTGGTCATCAAGTGACGTTCGTAGTGGAACTCGGCCTCGCGCACATGTCTGGCCGACATGTCGGGGAAGTAATTGAAGTAGTCCGTTCGCTCCCAGCTTGGCCGCTGGTCCTCGCCCTGCACCAATCGCCAGACGCGCTTGGGTTGGCCGTCCGTCGTGGTGGCTAGGTTGCCCTCGTCATCGATGTAGTTGATCTGTTCGTACCGGCGCCGGGTACGGTTCTCGACCACCGGGCCCTTGAATATTCCGGTACCAACCTTGGTCGCGTCATGAATGATGTCGCGGGCCTTCAGATTGTACTGGGCCTCGACCAGTTGATCCTTGATCTCCGCCTGCATCGCCTCGGAGCGCGCCAGGGCGAGCTTCTGAATCTGCTTCAATTGGGCATCGGCGTCGCTGCCCGGCTCGATCAAGCTTTGGGCGCCCATGACTTCCGGGACCGGCGTTGGCTTCAGACCCCAGTTGTCGTCGTCGGTCGGGAAGAGCATGTCCGAGAGGCGCGCTTCCCAGGCGTGGGTTTTCGATCGCGTCTCGTTGATGAACAGCCTGGACTTCTTTTCTTGGGCCAGGGCCGTCTCGACGTTGGCTTCGTACTTGCCGTGGTACTGCCGCAGATCGGTGATCCACCGATCCTCGATAGCCTGCTTCTTTGAGATTTGGTCCGAGGCCAGACTATCCAGGCGCCCGACAAGCGCCTCTACGTGGGCCCGGACCTGGGCAAGTGATTCAGCGACGGATACCGCGCTGCCGTGATCATAGTCTGTGGTCAAGCTCATCAGTAGCCAGCCCTGGTCAGGGTTCCAGATTGAGCAACCTGCTGTATCATCACATCCGGCGGCTTTTGTTTGGCCAAACTAAGCCCTGATATCACGAGATATCGCGTCCCGTCCATAAGGTGATCGTGAGCCTTGATCACCTTCCCCTCCGGGTTTCGCCGGTACAGCCGATATTCGGCCTGCCAGTTGCGGCATGATCGGAAGACGCGCAACCGCCCGGTGGCAAGGCGATTCAGCACCATCTGAAGGCCGGCCTCGCGGCTGTTCTCGGCCATGTGCAGATTGAGCCCAAGAGCCTGATATTCGATGATTAGTCGCTTGCCGTCTTTCTGTCCTGGGAACCGGCTGGCGGGGTCAATGACGCCGGGCACCCATACGCCACGCGCGTTGATCGCGGCGACGTGAACCGCCGGCACGGCCTTGGCCATATAGTGCTCGGTGTGCAGATAGAGGACGCCCGAGTCGCGGTCCTCGGCGCCCCAGATCGCGGCGGTGCGATTCCAGCCGACGTCCAGGCCGTAGCACCGCCACCAGTGATCGGGGATCGGGAAGGGGTCGATCAGTATTTCGTCAAGCGGGATCGGGAAGATCGCTCCGGCCCCAAGAGAAGGGACGCCCGCTGTCCGGGCGTCCCTGAGATGGTCTTCGGCCGATTCTGAAAGCTCGGCCTTGGTCTGTTCGTCCAAATGAGGCACATCGCTCCAACCAGCCTGCACCAAATATTTCGATTTGGTTATTTCTGGCATGGCAACGAGGCACCTTTTTCCATGTTCTCCTTCGCCGAAAGGATTTGCAGATTCTCTGCCACGTGCCTTCCGCCCTTGGCAAGAGGATTATGTGATCGACATGGAGTTTGATGCCTAAAAGTTTATCGCGGCGATTTGTTCGACTGATAGAAACATCAACTTCTCCTGTGTAGTGGGTCTAAGGGACCGCCCGACGTTTCGGGCGGCGGTGGATCACCGGTAATGACCGTGAATTTGTCTTCTGTGTTCCGGTCTCGGACGGTGAGTAATGGTGTTCCTGGCGCGATGTTCGCGCGCATGTGGAGCACGCCTTCGCTGTCAATCCGCATGAGAAATCCAAACCCATGCGGGTCGGGGATTGCCAGTAGATCGCCGGCAACCGGCCGGAAAGCGTAGAACGCCGTCGACGCGGCCGGCAACAGGAATTGCCAGTTCAGCGTCCGCTCCGGGTCGATCTCGTCGTCATCGAGTTGGCGCTCGTAAGGGTCAAGGCCAATTGCCTCACACATGCGGATGGCCAAGGCCACTTGCGTCTGGATGGCCGGCGATGCCTGCCCCAGCCCCGGCACCGCTTCGTCGTTCGCGGCTTTCTTGGCCTCGTATTCGCTCTCGGTCAGGTCGCCCTTGCCGACGTTGCAGCGGGCGCAGATCAGGCGGAGATTGCCCTTGTCGTCGGAGCCACCTTGTGCTTGCGAGACGATGTGGTCGAGTGTCGCGAGATTGTTGGGCGGCTTATGACGCTTGCCCCTCTTGTGTCGAAACACCATCTCGCGCTCGCACAACGGACAGCGGACCGGCTTTTCAGCCTCGGCCCACATGTCGCGTCTTATCTGCTTTCGGCCCGGAAAATCCTTGTGGTGGTCTGGCACGTCAGTCCTCCTCTCGCTCCCATAATTTGCAGGCCGGCGCCCGCATCACCC